GAAGAAGAAGAGAGATGTTATGCGTAAATCTTTAAATGATATTCGCAAGTTACAGGTTAGTGGATTTTATAGGGATGTAGAATTATCTGAATCACCTAATAGCTATTCAGATATTTCAGAAAAGTACAATGAACTCACAGGTGAGATGGACATTGATACTTATGACCAGAGACATACTCTTCTTGAGATGCAAGTTAATTTAGACTTGAAAGGTTTTGAAGATGAAGTTAATGGTGAACCTACAGGTATTCAGTTGCCTTATGTAGTAACTATAGATTATCCAAGCGGAACAATACTAAGCATACGCAGAAACTACTACGAAGATGATGAACAAAAAAAGAGAAGGTCACACTTTGTTCATTATCAATATTTACCAGGATTAGGTTTTTATGGTTTTGGTCTAATACACATGATAGGTGGTTTAGCAAAATCAGCTACTAGTTTACTAAGACAGTTAGTGGATGCAGGAACACTATCTAATTTGCCAGGTGGTTTAAAGTCTAGAGGATTAAAAATAAAAGGAGATGATACTCCTATCATGCCTGGAGAATTTAGGGATGTGGATGTTCCAGGTGGTGCTATCCGAGACAACATTACATTTCTTCCGTACAAAGAACCTTCTCCAACACTGTATCAGTTATTACAAAATATAGTAGAAGAAGGCAGACGCTTTGCCAGCATATCAGATATGAAGGTTAGCGATATGAACTCTCAAGCACCAGTTGGAACAACCCTTGCTCTACTAGAAAGAAACATGAAAGTCATGAGTGCTGTACAAGCAAGACTACATGCTTCTATGAAAAAAGAGTTTGATATTCTTGTAAATGTTATAAAGGATTTTGGTAAGCCTTCATATCCATATGAAACAGGAGAAGAAGAAGAAATAAAATCTTCTGACTTTGATAATAGGATAGATGTGTTGCCAGTATCTGACCCTAATGCAGCTACCATGGCACAAAGAATTATGCAGCATCAAGCAGCTATGCAATTAGCTCAAACATCGCCAGAGATGTATAACATGAAAGAATTACATAGACAAATGTTAGATACTCTTGGCATACAGAATGTTGATGATGTTATACCACAAGATGATGAAGTGCCACCAGTTGACCCAGTTACTGCGGTACAAAATTTAATTAATAATGTTCCTGTACAGGCTTATGAACATCAAGACCATGATGCACACATTGGAACTGTAGCAGCAGCACAAGATAATCCAGAGATACAAGCTTTATTACAACAATCACCTAATGCAGAAAGTATATTAGCAGCAGCATCTTCTTATGTTAATGACCACTTAACTATGAAGTTTAGAAAACAAGTAGAAGCAGAAATGGGTATTAAACTACCTCCTATGGGAGAACCAATACCAGGTGAGATAGAGAAGAAGATATCTGACCTTGTAGCTGAAGCAGCATCAAGAGTTACACAAAAAGCTATACAAGATGCAGAAATGGAAAGACAAATAGCACAGCAGCAAGACCCTCTACTAATTATGAAAGAAAGAGAGATAGCTGCGAAAGAAGCAGAAGTACAAAGAAAGTCTATGGGTGACCAAGCTAGATTCCAGTTAGCTGCACAAAAACAACAAGCTGACCAAAATCTAAAAGCAGCAGAGTTGCAAATAGAAAAAGAAAAAGCAGATAGTGAATCTGATATAGAAGCTGCTAAACTTGGTATTCAACTTGCTAGCGAAGTGCAAAAACAAGAAGATGCTAGCAAAAAGCAAACAATAGACGATGTTAAAACAATTATTGACACAACTAAAGAAATAGTTCAAGATAGCGATTAGTATGTCAAATGATATCACTGAGCAAGCAAGAGAAGTTTCTCTTTCTGAGTTTTTAAAAAAACGCTTGAGAGATATTATGAATGAACATGCTGACCATATAGCAACTGGTAGTTGTAAAGATTTACCAGAATATAAAAAGCTATGTGGAGTTATCGAGGGTTTAGCTCTCGCAGAACGAGAAGTGTTGGACTGGGTAGAACAACATAATCGAATGTAAGGAACTCAACTCCTATAAGTTGTGCAAGTATGAGTGAAGTAAAAATAGAAAAAGAAGCTATCAATAAACCAGAAGTGGCAGATAATGTTAAGAAACAATTACCTGACCCAGTGGGTTACAAGCTTCTTATCGCTATGCCAGATGCAGAAGAAAAAACTAAAGGTGGCATATTAAAAGCTTCTCAAACTTTAAGAGATGAAGAAGTAAGTAATATCTGTGGCTATGTCATTGAACTAGGACCAGATGCTTATAAAGATGAAGGAAAATTTCCTAATGGACCTTATTGTAAAAAAGGAGATTGGGTTATATTTCGTTCTTATTCAGGCACTCGCATGAAAGTATATGGGCAAGAGTTTCGTTTAATTAATGATGACACTGTGGAAGCAGTTGTTGAAGACCCAACAGGAGTAGTAAGAGCATGAGTAATCAAAGTGTAGAGACTTCGATTCAAACAGAATTTGTACCTGATGCTGAGGGTAAAATAGAACCTCAGACTAGCGAAGATAAATTTTTCGGTGTGAAAACAGAAATAAATAAAGAAGACCAGACCGAAGATTTAAATGTAGAAGTTGTTGAGGAGCAAGAAGCAGAAGCAGAAGAACCTGAACAACAATCACAAAAATCAGAGCCAGAAGCTAAAGAAGAGCCTGTAACAGATGAACAACTAGACCAAGAAATATCTGATTATAGCAAGAGAGCTGGTGACCGAATAAATAAAATTAAGTACGAGTATCACGAAGAGAAAAGACAAAGAGAAGAAGCAGTAAAGCAATTAAAATCTATTCTTACTGAAAACCAAAGACTACAGAAAATGGTTGAAGAAGGTGGTAAGTATTTAAATCAACAAGCTACTAACAATGCACTTTTTGCAAGACAAGAAGCAGAAGCTGCATTTAAAAAAGCATATGATGAAGGTGATGCAGAAGCCATGACAAAAGCACAGTCAAGGATTGCACAAGCAACTATTGCTGAACAACAAGCACCTACATATGCACAGAATGTACAGGCACAGATTGCTCAACAAATTCCACAGCAACCACAACAACCAGTTATGGATGCTGATATGGAAGCATGGTCAAGAAATAATTCTTGGTTTATGGGTAATGAACCTGTACAAAGAGAAATGACATCTTATGCTTTGCATGTAGATGAAACATTAAGGAACAAGGGAATATCTGCTGAAAATAATCCTAAGCAGTATTATGATTCAGTGGATGCAGAGATGCGTTTAAAATTCCCAAACTATTTTGGTGTAACTCAGCAAGAGCCACAAGTAATTGTTGAAGAAGTACCAGAAGAAAAACGACAACCTTCAAATGTTGTCGCACCTGCAACGAGGAATAGCGGGTCTAATAATAATCCTCGCAGCGTTAAATTGACTAGGACACAAGTTAAGCTAGCACGACAACTTGGAATAACTCCTGAAAAATACGCTAATCAACTTTTAAAGGATAAAGCATGAGTGAAGAAAAAAACTTAAATGAATCAAACGATATCCAAGAGCAAGTAAAAGCTCAAGATGTGCGTACCCCTAGAGGGTCTGATGACCGAGAGGTAACTCAACGAGTAGAAAGTTGGGATAATCCCTCCAATTTACCTAACCCTGACCCACAACCAGGTTGGGTTTTTAGATATATCAGAACTGCCACTTTAGGCAATCCTGATAATCCAAATGTCTCTAAAAAATTTAGAGAGGGTTGGATTCCCTGCAAAGCAGAGGACCATCCTGAATTACATATTCACATGATGGACTATAAATCTGACTGGGCGGAAAAGGGCAATATAGAAATTGGTGGACAATTATTATGTAAGATGCCAAAAGAAAAAGCGGAAGCTAGAGATGCACACTTTAGAAATGTAGCATCCAATCAAATGGAATCTGTAGATAATGTATATTTTAAGGACCAAGATTCAAGAATGGCTACCAAACAAGTTTTTGAAAGAAAATCAAAAACAACCTTTGGCAGAGATTCTTAATCTTTAATTTTGTTAATTTAATCATTTTAAGGAGATAAAATGGCAGCAAGTGCAGCACCTCATGGTGCAAGACCTGTAGGGTCTCTAGTATCTTGTGCGTATAATGCAAAGATTTCTCACTATAAAATTAAAAACAATTATGGCACAGCCATATTTTATGGTGACTTTGTAAAGTGGGCGGATGATAATCCAAACACAACTATACAAAAAGATACAGGAACATCCTCTTTAACACCTATTGGTGTTTTCTTAGGAGTTTCTTATACAGACCCAGTATCAGGTGAATTTCGACAAGACAATCAATATCCTGCTTCAACAGCAGCAGATGATATTATTGCTTATGTTGCATCAGACCCATTCTTAGTAATGCAGATGCAATCAGATGAATCGCTTGACCAAGACGACTTGGGCAAGAATGTAGGAGTTATACAAACTGCTGGTTCTACAGTTTTTGGTGTTAGTAAAAACGCCATTGATGGTAGTACAGCAGCAACAACTAATACACTACCTTTAAAGATTATCGATTTTGTCGATGGTCCAGATAGTGCTATTGGTGATAGTAAAACCGATGTATTGGTTATGTTCAATGTTGGACATCAACTACTTAACACAACAGGTATAGGATAGGGGTGTATTATGGCAGCTATTTCAAGAGCTAATCAATTAAAACAACTTCTTCCAGGTTTAAATGCCTTGTTTGGAGATGAGTATAATAACTATGAAAATGAGCATGAGCAGATTTATGTAAGTGAAAACTCAGAAAGGTCTTTTGAAGAAGAGTTGAAACTTTCAGGATTTGCAGCAGCTCCAGTAAAAGATGAAGGTGCTTCAGTATCTTATGATGTCGCACAAGAATCTTTTGTTGCTCGTTATTCACATGAAACTATTGCTTTAGGCTTTAGTATCACAGAAGAAGCTATGGAGGATAACCTCTATGTTTCACTATCTGCTAGATACACAAAAGCTTTAGCAAGAGCTATGGCTTACACAAAGCAAGTCAAAGCAGCGTTTCCATTGAATAATGGATTTAGTAATTCTTTCCAATCTGGAGATGGGGTAAACCTATTTACAGCAAGTGGTGATGGAGTTACAGGCGG